TAAAGGACTTTGCTACCTCTCCTCCGACTTCTGCTCCTTTGTTACCACCAAGCATTGCAATCCAGCCAGCAGCTAACCAACCTACTATTGGTACTTGGGACACAGTCGGTGCAGCTTTTGTTCCGATAGATGTACCTATCAACCTACCAGTAGATTCTCCGGCTCCTTCAGTTTTAATACAAGCAATCATCTCATCAGTGATCCCTTCTCCATCTTTAGAAGATACTTTATCAAGAATAGTATTCTCTTCAAATACCTCTACTTCTGCTGTCTTACCTCCAAAGAGTCCTTTGGGAGTAGATGTTCTTGTACGTGTTAGAAGTTTTTTTGGATCGTTTGCTTTATAAGAAAGAGTATATCCATTTTTAGTCGCTGTTAAACGATAAGAAGTATAAGGACCAACTGGTATATCAAAAGAAGGTATTGATTTATGATTCGCTGTGCTTACTAAGTAAGTAACTAAGGAGATGTTGGACGCACCTAATAAAAGAGCAAGAGAGATTGAAAAGATAGATAATCTTTTGTTTTCTCTGTTGCTATACATTTTTCTTAGTATCCGTGGTTATTCTTAAGGGAGCTTGTTCTATTCGGATGGTTTGTGTAGGTATAGATGATGGTTTAGCTCCTTCTTTTTCTTCCTTTTTCTTTTTACCCACGTCCACTGAAAAAGTGGCTAGGCATCCTGTGAAAACGCTTGCTATGAAAGTGATATCCTTAGGTCCACCGTCTTTAGCTAGACCTGGAAAAGAGACATAATTTAAAGAAATTATGAATCCGGCCCAGACCATAACACCCAAACGTATGAAGGTTCCTAGAATTTCTAGTTGTTCTTCTTTATCATCCATAGCCTCCTTCAACTTAGTGATAGGATTTTTCTTTGGCTCTTGTTTATCCTTTGTAGCTTCCATATATGAACGTAATGCTACAACAAGTCTAAGCTATTACTTCTTTGTGACCGTATAACCTAATCCTTTTTTGACCATAGCTAAGGCAG